AATGTCTGCGATAAAAGAGTCGCGAGGTGCGTAGACACGCGTTGTAGTTGTCTGGAAGAACTGGCGCTCAGTTGCGCCGTCAATCTCGCGTGAAGCGGCTTCTACTGCAAGCTCAAGCAACACGTCATCAACTGTGTCGGTGATGCCGGCAGATGCTTTGATTTGTGCCAAGGTACAATACCCGTTTGTGATTGCCATGCTTCTATTCTACTTTAGGGTTGCATAGAACAAACAGCGAAGCCCCGCCGCTAACCTACAAGCGACGGGACTCCGATCTGTTTCGTTGGATTAGCTTGCGCCGCCTACGAAGTGCCTGACCTCGGTGTTTGAAGTTAGGTCACCATCAAGACGCATGGTGAATCTCCAAGTGGTTAGGTCGTTCTGGAAAGCAAAGTCAGTTGACGATGCGACCTCTAGGCCGCCTGCCATACGAACTTTGTAGCTGTCAAGTGAACCTGCAATTACAGACTTCGCATCTATTGCGGTGTCCTCAATGTGTGGATTCTCAAATACAGCGTAACCAGCGAATGTGTCCTGACCGGCTGGGCCTACCTGTGCGATGTTGTATAGGTAGTTCCCTGCGGTGTCCTTTAGCTTACGCATTGCACCGATTGACGAGGTGTTAGCCTGTAGCGCAAATGATGCCTTGCGCCTAGTTGCACCGTCTACCGAGTAGATAAGGTCAATTAGGTTGTCGGCAGTGAAGGCACCTGCAACACCAGTCGCACCAGTTACGCCAGCACCGGATGCTGTAACGATTCCGTTTGGCTGTGAAGAACCTGTTCCAACAGTTAGTGCTGCGTTTACTGCGTAACCAATTGCGTTTCCAGCCTGGTTAGCAAGGTGCGCTCCCAAGTCGAATCCTGCGTCAGTTACTAGCTCAGAAGCGGCCTGAATGATTCCACCGTACTTAAAAGCATCTAGTGTGATGCTTGCGTATGTAGGTGCAACATCGTCAAGCTCTGCTCCTGCACCCTTTAGGGTCATTGCCGAGTAAGCGGTCAAGGTTGGAATTGTCAACGATGATCCGGTTGCGGTCTGAATGATTTCAGAAGTCTCGAGCATTGGGCCAGCCGCGCGAGCCACATCAAATACCTGGTCGTAGAACGACTTTGGTACGGTGTTAGCACTTGGTACTAGAACAGCACGCTTTTCAAAAGTGTGTCCACGTGATTCGCCAAGAGCCATTGCGCGGAAGATGTCAGTAGAAGAACGTTCCTCAGATACGACTGGGATGAATCCCTTGGCTGCGGCAGAAGCCTCAACCTTACGTTCCTCGTTGCGCTTTGCTACTGTGATGGTTTCGTCAGCCTTTGAGATGTCGGCTTCGATTGCGTTGATCTTTGATACTTCAGCAGCGTCAAGCCCGCGACCCTCAGCTTCGGCGAAGTCAATAACTTCTCGAACCTGTGTGATTAGGGTGTTGCGGAGTTCGTGCTGAGATTTGATGAACTCAGACATTTAGTCTCCTTGTTAGTTGTCTATGGATGCAGTGGCGCAGACGCTCAACTGACTACCGCAGGTGCCAACACGCATACGATGCTTCTAGTTTACATTAAGGGTGCATAGGGCTTTTATGTCGTCGCTGCTAGACACAAGAAACCCCTCGGGGAAGAAATGAAACCCGAGGGGAAGAATCTTGATGCTTGGCGGAAGAGGTAATGAAAGGGGTTAAATTACCTTAGTTCTTCCGGCTTGGTTACACGAGACTCTTTTTTTAGCGCGGGAGTTGGAGCGCCATCCTGCACCTCGTTGTCATCACGAGGGGTCTTGTCTAGCTCGACGATAGCGGTTGCCCACTTGTCGGCTAGTGAAGCTATCGCACCGCTTGAAGGGTTGCCTGCTAAGTCTAGGATTACTTTTTTGATTTGGTCTTTGGTAGCCATTAGATGCCTTTCATTAGAAGCTCTAGCTTCTTCTTCTTGAGTTCAAGCATAGACAGGTCGCCAACTATTACTGGCTCTGCTGGTGCTTCGGGTGCTGGCGACAGAGTGCTTATTACTCTGCTAAGCATTTCTTGTTCGTCAGATGTGATGTTTAGTCCATCTTCAATTTTCACAAGTGCGTCTGCCAAAGCTTCAGCGTCAACATCTGCACGCTCGGCTATTATTTCAAACTTGCGAACTGAAACAGTTCCAGCGGTTGCGGTGTAGGCAGGCCAAGCCACTAAGCTAACCTCATGCAAGGAAACGCGATTTAGCGTGCGCTCTTGTCCGTCGCTTGACCAAGTATCCCCACCTTGAGGGACTGAAAATCCAAAGCTCATAGAATCAACATCTGATCTACGCAATAACTCGGCAACGTCTCGCCCGCGATTTGTGTTAGGCAAAATGCCCTCAACCTTTAGCCCTCTGGCATCTTCGCTAAGCGTTAGCGTCTTTGCCCTAGTTGAACCGAGAATCTCGCCTGCATCGTGGTTCCAAAGAAACTTGACATCGTTACGAGACTTTAGTGAACGCTTGAAAGCGCCAGAGGCGATTGACTCAACAAAAGGAAGTGGCTCCGAGGGTGAGTTGAATAGTGCGGCGTAACCGCTGAAGTGCATACCGTCTGATTCCTCGCGCAACTCAAACTCTGCCGGGTTGATGCGTTGCTCAATCTTTGTCAATGTATTGCCTTTCACTTTTTCTTCTTCTTCAATTCTACTTGTTCGGGCTTCACAGACTCCACAGCTTCCGGTGCAATCTTGGCAGGGGTTGGTATCTGCTTGACCTGCGGCTTCAAGTCGCTTACTGGTATTCCTAAGCTGTTTGGTATCAGTGCCATTGTCTACCTGTTCTTTCATTAGTCCACGTTGTATGCGCTGGTTGGGTCTTCAGGGTCAACTTGTGCAATGCCCTGGAGCTGTACAGTCGGCAGCCCGGTGTGAGCAATCGCAGGAAGGCCAAGAGATGCTAGAACTTCGCTAGGGTCGTAGCCTGAGTTGACCAGCTTTTGCGCCATTGTTACTCGAACGTTGGTTGCGTTTAGATCAGCGGCTTCAATGTTCACGTTTGCAAGTGGAACACGAACAGTATTGGCGCTAGGGTCGTTGACTGGTTGCAAGTCCTCTAGTTTTCTTACGTCGTTGATTGTCAAGAAGCCAGACTGCAATCCTGTGCTGTAGGCGCTCATTCGGGTGTTGATGTCGGCGCGTAGTAATCCATCTAGGTTGAACTTGATAAAAGCATTCTCGCCACCGGGGACTCGGCTGAGTAACGGTGTGAACGCGCTCTCTAGCTTTTGTACGATGGGACGCAAACAGTATTTGACAAACATCAACGAGTTTTGCTCAACCGAGGCGTAAGTGTTAGTGCCTGGCAGATTGAGGAAGTTGCTAGGAACATTGAACGCTCGAGCGACATCTTCAACGGCCATCCGCCTTGAGTCCAAGAACTGCGCCTTGTCGTTCTCCACCGAAGTGGGGACATACTTAGCGCCCCCAGAAATGATGCCGGTCTTGTGTGCGCGACCCCAGCCCTTGTGCCTTTGGTCAAAGCCTTCTTGTAGGTTCTTGGCTTGCTCAGCGGTTAGGTTGCCATCAACTTCAATGATTCCAGAAGTCTGAGTTCCAGAGCCAAAGAAACGAGCTGCGTAGTTCTGCAACGCAATCGCAAGGCCCCAGTTTTCCTTTAGTGCTTCCACGCGGCTAACGCCTCGGATGTGTCCTGGGCGAACTACGTCAGGTATGAAGATAACCTCATCGCTTGATAGCGTATTGGCTTCGCCCTCAACCTGGAACATAACCCGACCCAAGCCGTTGCGCTCTATCGTGACCTTCTGAGGGTTGAGAACATTTAGGTTTACGATTTCACCAGCGTCGTTTGAGTAGACGCGAACGAACGCGTTGCCGTCAAGCAATAGCGAAACAATGACTGCACCCCAAAAGGCTTCTTTGGTTGTGTCCACGTCCGGGCGTGATACCCACGCAGGGCGAGGTCTGAAAGCGAAACGAGATCCATCTCGGCGAATGTAAGTGTCAACCGGCAAAGAACTAATGCCGTCGCTAATCAGTGAGATTGCGCCGTAGATTGCGTTGACTTGAAACGCTGACTCGCTGGTTACTTGAGTCGCGGATAGACTTACGCCGGTATCAAAGTCAGAGCCTGCGCCCCAGATTGCCTGATAACTTAAGGCACGTTTGCCAAATAGCCCGTCAAAGATTCCCAAATTCTACCGCCTATACAAATACTTGAGGCACTAATACTTCTTCTAGTCTACCGCTTGCCCTGTCATACGCCATCAGTAGCGCGATTGCTAAGTCTATCTTTAGCTTGGGGTTGCGGTAGTCCTTGGTTATTCTCGCGCCTCTTTGCGAGTCAACCTTTAGGATGCAGTTATCTAGGTGTCTGCCCAGAGCTGCATCGCCGTCATGCCTTATCTTTCCGTTCATGATTGCTTCATAAAGTTTAGCTGTGGCAGGTACTGTTCTGCTAATTGTGTTTGGGTACTCAACGACTTGAAGCCCTGCGTCAGCCCACTGGAACATTTCATCTTGCCACATTGCAGGGTCGCAGACTATCTCTCGACAGTTTGGGTTGGCGAAGAAGTATTCAATTATTGTTTTGCTTACTTCGTTCTTGTCAATAATCCAAGAGTCATCATCTAGGACAAAGTCCTTTTCCCAGCTTGCCACTCGGTAAACCCTAAAGACATCGCCCTCGGTGCGCGGCATTATTACCGCGATTACTGCGGTGCTGTCGTTTTTCCACGATCCGTCAAAGCCCAGAACGTATTCGTCGGTTGGCAATAGCTGGAACGATTCCTCTAAGCCTTGCCAAGCCCCAGTCGGCAGCCAAGCGTTCTTAGCGTTGACCCACTGGTTAGTGCGCTTGATTTTGAACTCGGCTTCAGGTGTGCGCTTTACTGCTGACACAAAGTCCTCAGCAGAGCAGATGTCGTCGTAGCCTGGATTAGCTAAAGCCCAAGTCTCAGGTCGCCGGTGGTCGGCTTCGGGTGGAGCTTCCCAGCACGCCATAAAGAATGAGTTGTCCTCAATTTCTTTGGTTGCTATTTTCTTGCCGTAATTGTAAAGCTGGAAAGCAATTGAATCGTTGCCGGTTGCGTCGGCTCTAGTTCCTGCGGTCGTGATACCGATTAGGGTGGATTGCCTACCGCGTGATCCCATAGCCAATGACATAACATCCCAAAGCTCGCGATTGGGTTGTGCGTGAACTTCATCAAAGATTGTTGCGCTGGGGTTCAGTCCTTCAGCCGAGTAAGCCTCTGCCGCTAGAACTCGATAAACGCTTCCGAACTTAGGTAGCTCAATCGCGTCGCGGTAAACCTTAGTGATTGCACTCAGTTCTGGGCTGGCTTCAACCATTCTTTTAGCGTCTGCGAATACGATGCGAGCCTGTTCCTTGGTGGCGGCCACGCTGTAAACCTCAGCACCCTTAGCCCCTAGGATTAGCGAATAAAGTGCAAAGACTGATCCGAGTGCGCTCTTGCCGTTCTTCCTGGGGACAAGGATTAGACTGGCGCGGTTTCTGTAACCGTTGCCGTCGCCGGCGAACACATGCCGGATTAGTTCCTTTTGCCAGTCACGCATTACCAACGCTTGACCAGATGGCCCTGCTACTGAGTCCTTAGTGATAATCCCAAACGCTTCGGCAAACTCGATTACTGTATCGCCATCACCGTTGTCTAAATCAAACTGAGGGACTGGGGTTAACCATTGCGGTGGCCACGACACGATTCGCCTTTCGTTCCATTAGCTGCTCTAGCTTAGATTGTGCCTTGACTTCGGCTAGTCCCAATCGAGTTCGATCTGATGGCGTGAAGCCAAGTAGTCCCAGATTGCTTGCGATTGACTTTTCCAATTCGCCAAGCCTCATCAGCACCGCGTTCTCGGTAGGTTCTTGAACTAGTGCGTCGCGCAAAGTTTCGCGTCTGTCTAATTGCTCGGCAGTCATTTGCAACAAGTGGATGTCGGTTCGCGAGCTGATCCATAGCTCACCGTTAGAAAAGACAGAATCCCACAACTGTTGCCCTGCGTACTCAAGCGGTCGGATTGGGTCAACCCTTCCAGCCGGTAACGCAATCGTGTCGGCTTGCTTTGGCAAAGCTCTTTTGCCTGGGTTGCCTATTAGCCGTTTCTGCTCAATCGGCTTCGGTGGGTTTGGCATAGTTTGCTTTCCTAAATCTTGTGGTCGGTAGGTTGTTTGACCACTACATCTAGTGTACCGCCCTCAGACTATTTAACTGCGGTTGTGTGTAAAGACCA